ATTAGTAACAGGTGGTGGTGCTAACCAAACTGCTAACGGATTTAATAATGAATCACTCTTTAACGAAGGTATTCAGGTATCAACAAAAGATCCTACTGCTGTTAATAGAGCATTTACAACACATGATGTTAATTATCGCCCTAAAGGTCTTGCATTAGCATCAGCATTCTCTAATGCCACAGTTAAGCAGACTGCCTTACTTAATAGTAATTTAAGACCTAATCCTGGTGTTGAGGGTGTGTTCCTTGGAGATGCTTACTTCAAGAATACTATTAGCACAGATACTAGACACGAAGGTTACATTTATGTTGGTTCTGATTCTAATGGTAATTTCTTAAATGGTGGTTGGAGACAACTTGGTTTAGTTGGTGTTGGTCATCTTACATCAATTGAAGAGACATATAATACCACTGGTGGTGGATTTCATATTGAACCTTATGAAGTTACGGGTAAATTTGGTATTAACCAAGATAATCCTACCGAATCACTTCATGTTGGCACTGGTGATGTTCTGTTCGACAATAATCTTGAGGTCGGTATTGATGGAGTTATTCAAGGTGATCTAGCAATTAATGGTGGTGATCTCACATCTACTTCTCCTATATTTAACTATACCACTACTTCTACTGAAGTTAATTTTTCTACTAGTGCAACAACATTAAATGTTGCTGCTTCTGATGCTGCTAATGGACCGGGAACATCGGGAGGAACTTCTGTTACAACACTCTTGAGTGACAATCTTGTTATTAAGAGTGATGTTGAATTCTCTGGTAAGTATGATACTGGAACTAGTGGTTCCAAGACATTCAATGCCACTGTGACGGCAGAAGTTGCTAACTTCATGACTACACCCAACACAGTTAATTTTGCTACTCAGACAATTAATGCGTTTACTGGTGCTACTAACTTAAACATTGCTGCTTCAACTGGATTAACACAGGTTAATAATGATCTTAAAGTTATTGGTAATTTCTCAGTTCAGGGAACTACAACCACTGTTAATTCAACAGTAACAACGATTCAAGATCCTGTAATTACACTTGGTGGTGGTGTTGACAATGCTGATTTATCATCCGATGATAATAAAGATAGAGGTCTTGAACTTAAGTATTATGAGGGATCTTCTAAACTCGCCTTTATTGGTTGGGATAATTCTGCTAGTGAGTTCGCGCTTCTTTATGATGCTACAAATTCAAGTGAACAATTCAGTGGTACTGGTGCTAGATTGAATGTGGGTTCTATTACTATCAACACAGATGGCGGTAGTAATTTCATTAACTATGAACCTGATCCATACACTCCATTTGATACTACTGATGTAAGTGTTAACTTCCAGAGATTGATTGGGAAATATGCTGTTCCTACTGGAACTATCGTAATGTTCTCAGGAACTACTGCTCCTGAAGGTTGGGTATTATGTCATGGTGGTGATGCTACTAGTAGATCAGGTAGTACAGTCACTATTCCTGATTTAAGAGATAAATTTATCGTTGGTACTGGATCTTCTTACGCGCTCGCTGGCACTGGAGGCGCAGTGAGTCACAGTATCAATCAACTCACTTGGGATAATAATGTTACTCCTCAAGTTAGTGATAATATTACTATTACTGTTGACGATCACGCACTTCAAGTAGGGGAAATACCTCAGCATAAACATGGAATGGGACACACTCATTCTAATGTAACCGCCGCTTTGCCTGCGCATGCTCACACCTATTCGGATAAATTCCTATCTGATAGTGGAGAAGGAGATTATGATAATGAAGAATCGAGTAAACAAGATGGTCAATACCACTATGAAGAGAAAACTACTGGCCAATCTCCGGCGGCTTCAGCAGCAGTTACTTTTGGAGCTGCAACGGACACATCCCCTAATACCACTGGCATGGGCGGTCAGCAGGGTCTATCTGGATCAGGTCACAATCATCCATCATCAAAGAGTGGTGGTGTTACAATCAGCGACACTACTCACCAACACAATATGAACTTCACTATTCCTACACTGCCACCATATTATGCTTTAGCATTTATTTACAAACTTTGATCTCATAATCAATATATTCATCCTTTGTTCCTACGCTAGACCACTTTCCAGCAAACTGAAAATCCCATTGTTTAGTATTACGATCTTTAAGTAATACTAACTTAAATCTGCGGGTGACAAATGAATACATTTTTAACCCATACTTTCCATCTGCTTCTTTTTCATCATGAAGATAAGCACCAACATATAAACTTTTGGTTCTTGAGTCAATCTGGAACCAATTTTTTCCTTTGGAAAGTTTCATAACCATAATAATTCTTAATGTATGTAGACCAGTTCTCAAACTGTCACAGGGTGGACTCCCATGCATGGGATCACCCCTTATACTTATGTCATTGAGAGCACGAAACCATGATTAACCAAGAGATCAAGGGCAATCTCGCTAAGCTGCTCGCCACTGAGAACCTGATCGTCGAGCATCGTAATGTTCCTACCGCATCCTTTGACACTAACCGTCGTGTTCTGACGCTTCCTATTTGGAACAAGGCATCGGCTACAGTATATGACATGCTGGTGGGGCATGAGGTAGGACATGCATTATACACTCCTGATACCGATTGGTCAACCATTGTTCGCAACAATGTTCCTAAAGACTTTGTGAATGTGGTGGAAGATTCCCGTATCGAGAAACTTATGAAGCGTAAGTTTCCTGGTCTCTCACGTAGTTTCTATCAAGGTTATCAGGAACTGAATGAAGATGATTTCTTTGAAATCCTTGATGTAGACATGAAGCGTTTGTCATTTATTGATCGTATTAACCTTCATTTTAAGGTTGGTGCTTTCGCTATGATCCCTTTCGTAAATAATATTGAAGATCAATTCATCGTTCGTATCGGTGATGCTGAGACATTTGAAGAAGTGCTTGCTATTTGTGAGGATATTGTAGATTATCTGAAAGAGCAACAACAAGAGCATCCTACTGCCCCCTCACAGCAACCACAGGAGGGTCAAATTGGTGTAGATGATGATAACCCTATATCAGAAGATAAAGAGGATACAGACGCTTCTGAGGATGAATGTAAAGATCAATCTAATGATTCCACTCAACTTGACACTCCTTCGTGTGGAGGTAGCATTCCTAATATTAATGAGCAAGTATCACAAACTCAGCGTTCTTTTGATGAAAGCACTGAAGAACTCTCTTCAGATCAATCATTATATAATGATATTGACTATGTAGAAATCCCTAAGATCAAACTTGAAAATACTATTGTTGATTGTAAGGCACTTAATGATTATATTGCTAAGTTTTGGTCTAATCAAGGTGCTGAACGTTTAAAGCTCTGGGGAGATATCTTTGAAGTAGTAGATACTCAGTATAAGAACTATAAATTATCTGCTCAAAAGGAAGTAAACTACCTTGTGAAGGAGTTTGAATGTAAGAAGTCTGCAGATGCTTATGCTCGCACTTCTACAGCACGTTCTGGTGTGCTTGATACTAGCAAACTTCATACTTACAAGTATAGTGATGATATCTTTAAGAAGATCAATGTCGTCCCTGATGGTAAGAATCATGGTCTGATTTTTATTCTGGACTGGTCTGGATCTATGGTAGAAGCACTTATGGATACTGTTAAGCAATTGCTTAATCTCTGCTGGTTCTGTAAGAAAGTGCAGATCCCATTTGAAGTGTATGCGTTTACACTTGAATGGAATCCTTTTATCATTGATGATGAAATGGTAGCATCAGAATTGCCACCTAAATGTGATATTAAAATTGGTGAGTTTAATATTCACCGTCGTTTCTTCCTACTGAACTTCTTGAGTTCACGTAGTAATGCTAAGGAGTTTGACACACAGGCAAAGCATCTTTTCCGTATGGCATATGCTTATCGTAATTATGTTTTATATTCATCGCCTAATGGGTGTGGTCTTAGTGGAACACCTTTGAACGAAAGTATCATTGCTCTTCATCAAATCATTCCACAGTTTAAGAATAATAACAAACTCCAGAAAGTCAATGTTGTTATTCTTACTGATGGTGAGGGTTGCGATCTGACATATAACACTGAAAATAGTTATATGCCAAATGGTATTGGCAGTCGTCGTGTCTCTGGATGTTCTTCTCTCCGTGATCGTAAGACTGGTAATGTTTATCGCACATTTCAGGATTATTGTGGATCATATGATAATTCTTTGACTGCTATTCTGCTGGAAAATCTTCAGCATCGTTTCCCTGAGATTAATCTTATTGGTTTTCGTATTGTAACTGGATCTGAATTTAATCGTGTCTATCGTTATATTAACTCCCATAGTGGTGGATATGACATTCCTGATCAGATTATTAAGCAGTGGCGTAAGTCTAAGTCTATTGAGATGAACCCTATAGGATATGATGCTCTGTATATTCTTGGTTCCAGTGTGTTATCTACCGATACTACATTTGATGTTGCTGATGATGCTAGCATTGCTCAGGTTCGTAGGGCATTTAGGACCACGCTTAAGAAAAAATCTACCAACAAAAAATTGCTTTCCTCTTTTGCCTCTTTGGTCTCATGAAATTTCAATAGACTTGACACGCTATCCATTTTAGCTTATAATATTAAAGTCAACATAAATCACTATAACAATGACAAACTTGCAACATTTGATCGAGACCAGGAATTTCTGTGAAATCTACAACTGCTATGCGTTGTGGATCTCAGATAAGAACAATAAAGCAATGTATTTTCGCAATGGCAATTCCCCCATTAATATGGGTTTTCGTAATGTTAAATCACCATATGGTCTTGAAGCATTTTTAAAAAGTGAAGTTCAAGGTAGGGAACTTATTAGGGTAGGACATGATGCAAGTAAGTATTTACTTGAAGAGGTAGAGACTGTCGAAAAGAATGCAGATATTTTTGCACAAATGTTTCCCGGCATTATTGCATCTAAGAAAGTTAAGTTGGCAGAATCCCAAAAGAAAAGTAATAAAAAACTTAATGAGTTTTTCGAGCAAGCAAGCATGGTGTTTACTGCTCCTACGACTGAAGATTCAGTCGCGACTGAAGCATCAACATCTGAAAATGAGCGTATGCTATTGCTAGCAGCAGAGCATGGTGCTAAGTCCATTAAATCTCCTGATGGTTGGGAGATCCACTTCTGAAACTGGCACAGGGTCTCACCCATGACCCTTTAAATGCTGTATATTTACATTGTTCGCAACCGAGACACACCACATGCCACGTAAGATCAACATTGACATGAATGCTCTCACATCATTTATTTCTTCCAGTTATGGTAATGAATTTGGTGCTGATGCTGTTCGGGCTGCTGCTGGTTCGTTTAACGTTTCCTACCCTACTATCATGAAACGTTTAGACCAGTATAAGGTGGGTCATGGTAAGTGGAGCTTGACTATTCAAGAAAAACTTGAGCAAACATATCAAGCACCTTCTGCTCTACCTGTAGTTGAATCCAACACTCACAATCTTATCCCTGCTAAAGATGATACCTTCGTCCCTTTCGGTAACTTCACGGATGTTAAGAAGATTATTTCTTCTAACATCTTTTACCCTGTGTTTATTACTGGGTTATCAGGTAATGGTAAAACTTTCAGTGTGGAGCAAGCTTGCGCTGCCCTTGGTCGTGAATTAATTCGTATTAATATCACTATTGAAACTGATGAAGATGATCTTGTGGGCGGTTTCCGTTTGGTTGATGGTAATACTGTCTGGCACAATGGTCCTGTTATTGAAGCTCTTGAGCGTGGTGCTATTCTCCTTCTGGATGAAATCGATCTGGCATCCAATAAAATTATGTGTCTCCAGTCAATTCTTGAAGGCAAAGGTGTCTTCTTAAAGAAAACTGGACGTTATGTGAAACCAGCAGCAGGTTTCAATGTGATTGCTACTGCCAATACTAAAGGTAAAGGTTCTGATGATGGACGTTTCATCGGCACTAATGTGTTGAATGAAGCTTTCCTTGAGCGTTTCGCATTGACCTTTGAACAGGATTATCCTACTCCTAAGATCGAACAACGTATTCTTGAGGGTATTTCATTTAATCTGGGGTTGACAGATCGTGATTTTTGTGAGAAACTTGCTTCATGGGCTGATATTATTCGTAAGACCTTTAAAGATGGTGGTATTGATGAGGTAATCTCAACACGTCGTCTGGTTCACATCATCCGTGCTTATGCCATCTTTAACAAGCGTATGAAGTCCATCGAGGTTTGTGTTAATCGTTTTGATGATGAAACCAGGACTTCATTCATTGAACTCTACGACAAACTTGATGCCAGTGTGCATGAGAAAGTTGTCGTAAATACCGAACCCTTGACAAATTCATAAAACTGGGTTATAATAAATAGATATTCGTAGCACACACAGTGTTACGAAATATAACAACGAGAGAATGTCGATCTCTCTATCATCCGCAATAAAAATATTGCGAGACACTTAGGAAAACAAAATGTTTAAATCCGCAATCGCAGCTGTTGCAGCTGCACCTCTATTCGCTGGCGCTGCCCTTGCAGGTCCCTACGTTAACGTAGAAGCCAACTCAGGTTTCACGGGATCGGATTATAATGGCACAAATACTGATTTGCACGTGGGCTACGAAGGCGCTATTGGCGATAACGCTTCTTACTATGTTCAAGCAGGTGCTACAGTAACTGCTCCTGACTCCGGTGAAGGCGACACTGTTCCTTCTGGTAAGGCAGGTGTAGGCTTTGGTGTTACTGATGCTCTGGCAGCATACGGTGAAATCAGTTTCGTCGGTTCAGGTGATAGCGATGTTGACCGTGGTTATGGAACCAAGGTTGGTCTGAAGTATTCCTTCTGATATCTGCTATAATTTGGGGGTCTTAAAGACCCCCTTTTTACTGGAAGGTCAATCCGATTGGCGACGGAACCGCTCTTGAAAAGCGTTGAGATCTTAAAGTCCTTGGGAGTTCGACTCTCTCACCTTCCGTTGGAGTTAACTCCACCACATTATCTACATTTTTCTTATGAGCGATCTCAACCAAGTAGAAAACATTCTTTCTGACATTGATGGTCTTATTGGTGCTGCTCTGGAAGCAGGAGACACAGAAAATGCTGTTGCATTAGCTGAAGAGTTTAATGAATGGTTTACTGATTATGGTAACGACAAAGATATTGAGGTTATGTGTTTGGAGGTATTGGATGAGAAATGAATCACTATATAAGGAATTAAGTTATGACAATCTCACGTGATAATTGGATCAGCATGAACCTCAATGAATTGGTTGCAGCAAGAGCATCATTTCTTTCTGAGGAAATGTCTGAAGGTGAAATAGAAGATCTTGCATCAGAACTAAGAGTAACTCTTACTTTTGATACTATGTTTGGAATGATTGATGAAGCTATTTGGGATTACTTAGATAGATCTGATAAACAACATGGAAAAATTGCTAATGATGTATGGTTAAATGAGATGGAAAAGAATAAGAAGAAGTTTAAAATAGTTAAATTAACTTCTCCCTCATGGGAAATTGATGTGCCAAGGAGAATTAAATGAAATATTTCATGCTATTATTTTTTCTTGCTTCTCCTGCTATTGCACAGGAAGAGGTGAGTCCATTTGAAGCATGTTTACAGGAGGTTCGCCTTAGAGGAGGTGATGCCTGGGCAGCACGTCACGCAGGAACTCCTAATAGTTGCTGTGAGTTTGAACGCGATGGAGAGTTCGCTTGGTGTGATGAAGAGTGATCCGTGCATTTTATATGATTACATCTGGTCGAAGGATGTATTAGATTACTATCGTGAAATGTTTAATGACTGGAAAGGTAAACAATCAAATCCAGTCCATAGGAGTGGTGATCGTGAACTATTAGACATTACACACGATTGCCCTGATCCATCTCCAATGGTTAGTAAGTATATAAACTTTTTATCAGATAGAGTTGCCTTTGAATTATCTAATTCTTTATCTTCTGGGTATTCTACTGATGGAAGGTTGAGTCTGTATAATATACACCAACGTTATGATTGGCATCATGATGCTAGTCGTAAATATAAGCACCCACAAAATCCTAATTGGAGAAGGGTTATTTCATCGATAACATATTTGAATGATGACTTTAAAGGTGGTGAGACAGAGTTTGAAGATCAGGTAATCATACCAGAATCGGGAAAGACACTTATATTTCCATCCACATTCACATATCCTCATCGTGGATGTCCTATTATAGAAGGCATCAAGAAAATTATGGTTTTACATATATGGATATAATAAAATGCATTACTAAATATTTTTTTAGCAGTGTATTATTGGTTAATTTTAATGAATGATAAGAAGGCAGCAAAGAAAATAATTAAAAGAGCAAAAAAACATCCTGATTGGTATACAAAAGAAGATGTGAAATTTGCCAAGAAAGTTAGGAAAAGAATCAAACAACAAGAGGAGAATGACAATTCGTAATCGTAAGGGTCAAACTGTTGGTGTTACAGATAAACGTAAACCAGGGCGACCTAAAAAAACTGAAGCAACAAAAACTAGAAAACCTCGCACACCTAAAGGACCAGTAATTCAGCCCGTTCGCGTTAGCGACGGTCCATTTCATATGGTATTTCCTTACCATCTTCAATATAAAGATACTCATGGTAGCACTAGAAATTGCTACTTTCAGTGTGAAGATCATATGAATACACACATCGAAAGGTATAAAGTTGATAGAAGAAAAGCAACTATTGGAGCAACAGAACCAAGAAATTGAAATTCCTAGAAGAACCTATATAATATAACGTAACAAAACTTTAAGGTTCCAATGTCAGAGTTTCAGATGGCATTATTATTTCCATACATTCCATTCCTTATTGCCTTTGGATTTCTATGGGCATTAGGATTTCTTAGTGATTCTGATGATGATAATGATGATGACTTTGATGGTGGTATTATGACACCTGTTTATTCTCCTTCCGCAAATCCAGCATAATGCAAACATTATTAATCTTTTTATCTTTTTTGAATTTTATGTTTTACCCATTGATAATAGCAACTGTTATTGCTATTATTATAGAGCAGGTGATACGAAGGTTTGCTGATTCAGATCCACAGTCTTATTCTGATGCCCGTGCTATTCGTATTTCTATGGGAGTGCGTAAGTTCTTTTATAGACAAACATGGATTGTTAATTTGTTATGGCTCTTAGGATATATAATTGTAATGTTCATGGTTAGAGGACAAGCAACACCACAAATGCCTGATATGGTATGGGAAGGTTACTCGTAAACAGTTTAGAGGTAAGAGTTATGTCTAATGTTAAAGATGCTGATAGCAGCAACAGGACCATACATAAAGGTCTTGACGCTAAATCTCTTGAGCATATGTTTAGACGAAGAGGTTCAAATAATAAGTTTAGACATTATGGAACAAATGGTGATTGGAGAATAGATAACAGAAATGCTAAGTTATACCTATATAAAATTGCTTATTTGTTAACTGAACCTCAAATTATAGATCATGAAGAAATTGCTTGGGGGCACCTAGCACGTAGACATCGGAGAGGTTTAAGATATGATGAGTGTGATATCTCATATCCAGGAATAGTATGTAAAGATTGCCCAAATCCTTATGGAAAGAAATATTCACTGATAGATGGCAACCATCGAATGGGTAAGATGACGAATATGAACATAACGAAAAGTCCATTTTATATCATTGAATATGCTATGATGAAACCACACCTTACATTCAAACCAAAATGACTAAACCTGAAGATGATTCACTACTCGTTGAATATGACGAGGACACTGGCACAATGAAAGTTGAATGGGATGATAACGATCCTAAATGGAACTGGTTGAATAGTCTCGATCAGCAAGAAGTTAAGGAAGTTATCAGCACCAATCTCTCAAGAATGCTAGCAGAGCACGAAGGTGACGATTAGTAACAGAAATCTAAATAAAGTGTTGAAATTCACATAATTTCGATAATTTCCTGTTATTATTGATAAATCATTAAGGTATACACATGACCCTTTCAATAAACGACCCAAAACTCAGTAGAAAAGAAGTCACAAGCATTCAAAATGCTGTTAAAGATTCAGGTGTAATTGCTATCCATCCAACTAAAATGGAAGCATTCGCCCAGTATATGGTGGAAAAGATCAAATCTCAAAATAAATAGTAACAAACTGTAATACTCGAATGAAAAACATTGAATCGCATATTGAAAAAGATAAGGATATTTTGAATAATCCTACAACTTCACCTCAACAACGTCGTCACGTTGAAGAAGAACTACATGATCTTGAGATGTATGCTGCTCAACATAAAGAAGAGATTGAGTCAGGAGATCATCACGATCCTAACTGCTTAGAATTATTTTGTGATCAACATCCAGATGAACCAGAGTGCTTAATTTATGACGATTAATTCTTTTTACAAGGGACAGAAACTTTTATATCATTGTCCTGGTGTTACACATGAGGGAGTAGTTAATTTCGTTGATACTATTGGCGGAACATACTTCACATTAACAGTTGGTTTAGCTAACTTAGTAGTCTACCCAACATGGTGGAACAGGATTGAGTTTATTGACAAGCCCCCCTGTGACACTTAATGAACTGGTTCAGCACCCTTGACAGGGTGCTTTTTTTATGACATACTTACACAGTAGTCAATCAAATGCATGAATGGAAGTTCAAGCACATGGTAATGCATACGAAGATTGCGTGATTCGTGAATGCACTGGTATGTCGAAGAATGAATATGATGCATTGAAACCCAATGGATATACTTCGGAGTTTGATTTATCCAAAGGTATTGTAGTTGACTACAATGGGAGCATCAAAACTACCAAGAACAATACTATTTGTTGTTCAGATGTTGTCCGTAAGATGACACACACCAACTATCGTCTTATTGTTGGTCAGTATGCTCAGGTAGGTAAGGAGAAAGTATTTCATACTGAGTATGAGTTCTTTATCACTCCAGACGATAATAAGGCACTCTGGGGTAAGATGGACATTCAAGAAGTACGTAAGTTTGTTGATTATGTGAAGAGCATTCCTTCTGGTAAGGAAGCACAATTGAGCACCAAGTCTCAACGTCAGATGCTTCAAGAACGGACACAAGATAGTAATGCATTGTTCAAACTTAATCCAAAGGTTGATAGTAAGAATCAACGTCGTGTCCAATGTTCACTTCACATTGACAAATTGATTGCCGCTGGTGTAAAATACACAAAGAAAGATATCAATTACACTGTAGTTTCCACACCCCGTAAGTTCAATAAATGAGAGCATTCTGCCCACCTAAAAATACTCCTGACAAAGATATTGTCATGACTCCAGAGTATTTGGCACAAGATATTATCAGTCACTTTAATCCCACTGGTGTTATTCTTGATCCATCACGCGGAACTGGCGCATTTTATGATAATTTTCCTGGTGATAATAATGAGTGGTGTGAACTTGCCGAGGATAAAGACTTTCTAACTTACAATAATAAAGTAGATTGGATCATCACTAACCCACCATGGAGTTTGATGCAAAAATTCCTTGCGCATGGTATGGAGATTGCTAATAACATCGTGTATCTCACAACTATCAATCACTATACTACAAAACGTAGAATTCGTGATATGCGTAACGCAGGATTTGCATTGAAAGAGATATACAATGTTGCAACTCCAACAAAACCATGGCCCCAATTGGGGTTTCAACTTGCTGCTGTTCATACTCAACGTGGATGGCATGGTGACATCAAGTTTTCATACTCACATGATTTAGTAAATGTGCCACCATCACTGTGACAGTTGACAAAGTGGCACAGGGTTGCCCCACAGCACCCCAAAACCGTGTATATTAAGAGAGTCTCAAACAAACACACCCTACACATGCAACTCACAAATTCCACTACAATCGTTGACTTCTATCCTGAGGCATTTATTGATACCGAAGAAGGTGGTGTTGTCGTTAAGCGTTTCCAGAAGCGCGTTACTTTCCGCGCCAATGGTCAAAAATCCTATAGCACTGTGACATCACTCACTGCTCGCAATGAGTGGGCAGAGCGTATTGCTAACGGTGCTGAAGTTACTGACTACAATACCGAGAAAATGGATCGCTCTGAGTATGTGCCAATGGCATGTTAATAATGGGGTGAGATCCCCCCTATTCACTATTAAAACAATTTTTTACTATCATGATCGTGAACGCTCCTATCGCTCGTCTCCTTACGACAGAACAATCTAGTGCAGTGGCATTCATCAAGGTTGAAGATGCAGTCGTAACTATTGCATATCAGTCTAATCCTGCTCGCATGTATGAATTCACCAGTGATTCACAAACCTTTATTTCACAACTGACTCAGATTGTTGAGGCAGAAGATCTTATGGGTATGTCATTAGGTGGTGTGATCGCAGATGCTCGCCGGGTTAATGATCTCATTCAAAAAACTGAAGAATGATAGATAAATTTACGATCAAGGATCTTATCTATGAAGAGTTAATTCTTCTGCAAGAGATCCTTGTTCAAGTTGATCTTACAAAATCAGTTGATGTTGTTGATCAAGAAACTTTCAATTCACTTTACGAAAAGGTAATGCAATCATGACTTATATTGTTAAAATGTTTGCCGCTGGCAAAGTTTTCACCGAAACAGTAAAAGCTGCTAATCCACAAGATGCTCGCACAACTGCTCAAGCCCGCAATCCAACAGCAACAGTCATGGGGGTCACTGTTCAATACGATTGAATATGTTGACGAAGGTGTTGATGGAGCGATTGAAGATCGTTATATTGATGAATTACATAAGTTTGCTGAACTGTCAATCACTTAATTAACTCACACACACTCACTCCAAAATGATCGTTCTCACTTGCCAAAACCACGGATGTGCTTATTCTATTGATGATGAAGGCACATTATTCCAGACACCACAATATACTGATGGTGTCATTAATGTAGAAGAATGGGATGAAGTCGATCATATGGCATTAATGGGAGAAGATGATGAAGTTCGTATAACTGTTGAGGTAATTCATGAACAACTGATTGCAATCTCTAAGGCGATGGGAGAGTATTAAATGTATGAATTAAATGTTAATTAAAATATAGTTGAGTTTTCCACAACCCTGTGGAAAAGAGGTGGAAAAGTGATGAAATAGCAGAGAATCTTAGAAAATGTGCGGGAGTCCTTCTGTCTTAGCGTGCATCCTACCGAAAGTCAAGACGATGTATAAAAACTTCACAATTTTTTCCATGCTTGACAAACCTGCCAGAAGGCATTATAATAACTCTGTGAGGGTTCAAAGGTAGCAAACCCTATAAGACTCTCCGAATGCCCCTTAGAATCCCTTCTAAGTGCTTCTGAGAGACTTGACAGTTCTACAGTTCTATGCTATTATCTAATATGATGAGATTCTATGCTTTTATGCTTTCTGTAAAACTTCAAGAATCTCAGAAATATGAAAAACTGAGGTTTTTTAAAAAACTCAGAATATTTAATAATTAAGAATTCTTAATAACTTTATAAATTAAGAGTTTAATATTACTTAAATATTAAGGACTATGGTGAAATTGGTAAACACAACAGACTTAAAATCTGTCGGATTTAATCCTTGTCAGTTCAAGTCTGACTAGTCCTATTGATAGTATTATAACTATCATTTGTAAACATTAAAGACTAAGGAAATGTCTTCGACTAAATTTGAGTATTACTTTGAAACAGAAGAGGGTGACAGTAAAGAAGGATATATTATTGCAAATAATGAACAAAATGCAGTAAAGAAACTTAAGAAAGAAAATAAGAAACTTAAGATTACCTATCTAGATGTCCAACCAACCTAATTTATTTGAAGACAATGAAGCAACAATCCGACAACTACGTGGTTTGTGAAGGGTGTGTTTATTGGGAGCAAGATGGCAACTACTACACAACAACAGTCAATAAACGCAAGAATATCGACTGGAAAAATGCTACTAGAATTGATATTAAATCCGATAGTGGACTTGATATCACTAATATCCATCAATTGTATGATTGCTTACACGCAATCAAAAAGGCACAACGTCAACTCCTTAACGAGACTCGCAAACTTGCAGTTTAAACCCATGCATGAATCAACTTTAGATCTTTTCTGTGGTGATAACAATTCATCAGAAGAAAATCAACTTGCTGATGAATTCGCTGCTACTATTGAACAACGGGCAGCATTTTATGAGGTCAGTGTAGACTACTACATGCAGGAGTTTATGTAAAGAACCTGTGGAAAACTACTTTTCCACAGAAATTGAACCATTCTCCCCCCTCAAGGAACCAATTCACGAACTGGCACAGTATAGCATGGCATGGTGAGGGGGATGCTGTAGGATAACTTCAGTTCACAAAACACCATGAAAACCTCTTCTGATCCCTTTGGTTCTTGCTTGGTTGCACTACCAACCTTTATTAAGCATCATAATCCAACATTTATGGAGTCAGTTGAGTGGGTTCTTAGTCAATGTGGATGGTGTTATGTTACTAACACAGAATGGAAAATCTTGGAGTCACATTACAACTATTATGTTAAAAATTGAACCATTCTCCCCCCTCAAGGAACAACACTAACCATGACTGTCCCCAAACCTCAATTATCACGTGAAGAGTTTGAACTGCTTGAGTATATCAAGGATGATATCCCTGATATAGATGATGAACTATTTCAAGACATTCTTGAAAATGGTATAGAAACAGTAGATCAATGGGAAGATGCATATGTATGCACTATGCCTACATCTATTCGTGTTGAAGCACAATTTGTTGAACAATTGATGGATGACTTAGGTTATCTTAGTGAAGAATCAGATGTTCCTGACTTTATTACATCTCACATTGATTGGCAAGAAGTCTGGGATTGTGAATTAACTCATGATTACTTTATTATTGAATCTCCTGATTGTACACATTTCTTCTCACGACATTTTTAATGCTTTATAAGGAATTGGCAGTTTTATGGATTTTTAAAAACTATCAAAATTGCCAATTTAACCGATGATAAATATATACAACTGATTGAGAATCATAATGACTGAAGAAACTCCACCTGCGAAAGTTCGTCCAACAAAAACTAATTTAACTTATGTTGATTACATTGAAGACTTTAAAGTCAGAATGCAAATCCATAACTTTGAAGTTGATGAACTAGTAAAAGATCTTAAGAATGGTTATATTGCTGCTAAACCAGTCTGCGCCAACGTTATTAATTATCTTAAAGAATCTTATAAGAAAGCGTTTAGCACCATTGAAAATGCTACCACGGACACCAAAGAGGAAGCCTTAGAGTAGGACAGTTCACAAACTGTCACAAGCACCCACACAGGGTGCTTTTTTATGCTATACTGTATTTGTTGGTTGAGATTCCTATGCCACTACCTGTCATGTCCGAAACTTTCACCTTTGAAGAACTAGAAGCAATCGCTTCTTTGATTCAATTTCATGATGATTGGGATGACCTTTCTGACATTCTTGACATTGATGTTCACAAATTATTTGATAAAGTTTGTGATCTTCAAACTGAGTTGAATAAGTTAGAACATACTTCAGAGAGTGCTTAGTGATATCAATTGATTGTTTGTTTAATTTAACGTTTGGATTAAATGGGGGTGCTATTGCACCCTCTTTTTTTATTCAATCGCCGCGGCCACTTGGGTCCAGTTCACAAACTGGTCTTTTTTGTTTCATAGTGTAACGAAAATTGAAACAAGGGGGCATCCTGTGGTTATAATGTATGAGTCACCACGTTTCTCACGTATGCCAACCGCTACTACTGCTCGCAAGTCCTCTGCATCACGCAAGACCGGAGCACGTAAAGCACCCGCCAAGAAAGTGACACCAGTCGCAATCAAGGCAACACCAGTGCAGCAAGTGTCACAACCAGTGAAACCATCTGCTGAGATCATCCCCCTAGGGGCATATCAGACAGACTGGACCAACCGCTGGAACATCCATCATTATGAAATGGAGATGCTTGTCAAGGACGTTCGTCAACTGGTTGATGTAGTAACACCATACTACCAGACCATGCTCAAGCAGGTCAAATCAATCCAGTTGTCAAACTGACCACTCAACCCCCCAATGGGGGGTTTTTTATGCCACACTATAAGAGTAGTCAAGGGAACCACCCTATGCGCAAGATTGAATCAGAGATGCAGGCAGCAATTGTCGAGCGTCGTGACTGGTCAAAGGCAAACACCTCAGTCACAGTTGATTCAGAAGGCAACACAGATGTTAAATTTCATAACAATCTGATTGCCACCATCTCCAACAATGGTGATTTAAAACTTTCATCATGTGGTTGGAAAACTAACACAACCAAGTCAAGACTCAATGCCATTCTTGATTGTTTCTTTCACAATCTAGGAATCTTTCAAAAAGATTTTGTTTGGTATATTGGCAAAGGATCATATCGTCAGGTTGTCGGTAAAGATGTGTTCTTCGATGGTTACCAAATCGTTCGCTAATTAGTTGGGAGTTTATCTCCCAATTTTTTTACTTAACTAACAATCTTTGACTCAAAATGCAAACCCTAACTGATGAAATCTATGCCTTTATTCTCCAAGAATATAAGGATTCAGGATGTGAACTATTTGATGAAACGTTTCTCACCCAGTTCAATTATGTTGGGGGATACCAAACAGAAATGGGTGCTGTGTGTCAATTGGTAAACTGTCACACATCAGCATCAAATTCCTAGGGGCATGCCGCTATAATCAAATAGTTCACACACGGGACACGCCTCTTGCGTTGCACCAAATTCAAAGGTCACTGGCACCTGGTCTGGCATCAATTCAAAACTGGTCGTCTGGACACCTCACGCCTTGAGACCTTGATCACCGGACCATCTGCCGCAGAATACTACGATTTCTGATCAGTTCAGGAACTGTCACACTCAACCCCCATCTGGGGGTTTTTTCATGTGTATAATTAGAAAGTCAACACGGGACATCACATGACCTGGTTTTCTGAGCACCTTCTGAACCACGTCCACTGGATCTGGGTTCGCCTCTCCGAGGATGCACCACGCGATCCACTCCACCGCCACCTGACCTTGATCTTCGACATCGGGGTCCGTGATACGATCAACTGGAGACTGGACAATCAGTGAACTGACCACCAAACCCCCACACGGGGGTTTTTTCATGTATTCTATAAGAGTCAAACGAATCGACTCCATGCGCTTCAAAATCGACACCGCTCCATCCAGTTCAGTCCATCGTCTTAGGGTCAATCCTTTGACTGGCACAGCAACTGTAAAATGGGGCAAATCGGTCAGCGGTTATGGTCGGACCGAGTATCGCTGCACACGGGTTTCCCGTCGCAAGATCCTCGCTTTGATTCTTGATCCTGATCGGTCGCTCGGTCAATGGGTTAACCGTCACGCACAGTGGAAGTGATGATGCACGGAGCAATTCGCCATCACAACGGTCAATTCTTGACCAGCGCTTCCCCCTCACCCTTGTTCGCCAAGGTCATGCAAGACATTCTCATACAGCAAACCGCTGAGCACGAATGCCGCCAAGCAGTGAGAGCAGGAAGGATCACACCCCACCAGTTCACGAACTGGAATATCAGTGACCGCCATTAGGCGGTCTTTCCTTTAGAATTCAAAAGAACCAACGCACCCGACCCCATGAACGGCTGGACCAACTACGAAACCTGGAACGCCTCGCTCTGGATTCAGAACGATGAATTCCTATACGAGACGGCGCTTGCCTGCGTCAAATACCCACGGGACGAAAACCCTTGGATGACATTCGTCCGCTGCATGATGGACGGCGAGATCGGCCACCATCTTAGCCATACCGGCGACGGGGTAGCATGGAATGATCCTGCTATCGACGCCGACGAGATGAACGAAATGATGGAGGAGCTCGACTGATGTATTCCATGAGCTCTGACCTGAAAACCAGGATGATCGTCTGGACTATGAACAATGGCAGCAGCGATCATCCGATAGGTTGCCCCGCCTATGCCATCGCTGGACAGAATGCCAGCTTGTGGCATGCTGAGGCAATCAGCAAACTTCCGACTTTTGAGGATCCCGACCATGGCTAAAAACCAGTTGCGAGACCTGATGAAAGTCCACCAGTTCACGCTGAAGCGCAGCAAGGGCAAGCACCTTATATGGAAGCACTTTGACGGTGCAACCGTAACGACAGCAAAAACGCCTAGCGATCACCGGGCTCTTAAGAACATAGAGCGAGACATTCGCCACGCTCTAGACCAGGTGACATCATAGCACATCAGATCACCCCCTTCGGGGGGTTATTTGAAAAACGCACTACTACCCTAACCTACAAAGGTTCCAAAGAGACCGAAAGAATTCCATTCATATAAAAATTTTTTTATCCCTCCGAAAACTCTCAGAAAACTCTCCAAAAACCCTCCAAAAATTTTCCAAGAAATTCCACCCCCCAAACTAAAAATATTTCCCCAAGTAGATGGGTCGGGGAGGTAATAAGAGTGTTTATGGCATATGCGTATGCCAGTATTTCTTATAAATTCCCATTAACATAAAAATGTGGTAGGTTCCTATCGCCGCTAATCCTGAACCTACCTTGAAGGGGATCACCGCAGCCAGTATATACTGGCAGATATATTATAGCATAAAAAAAGACCCATCATGTAGGTCTCCAATATATTCTGGTTCTCTAGGATCTATCTTTGGATCCCAGTAAAAGAACTGACATTGATGCAATCTTAAATGCACCAAAGGTTTACTCAATTTCATAGGGAAAGTTAACTATATTACTATTATTTATAGGAGTAGCTTCTGCTTTAGGTGCAAAATAACCTGCACCAATAATGGTACATGCTATAACTCCCAAAAGACTAACGGATGCAACTACCTTTTCGTTAGCACGGACTCTGATTGTAAGCTCCTTGGTATGAGTCATCATGTGATCTACTTTCGCTTCCAAGACTGCTATCTTGGTCTCCATGCTTTGTTCCGTCAATTTCTGGATACCAAATATTACTATTATTTAGCGGCGCAGGGCAACAATGTCTCCACCATCATCATCCTCGTCTTCATTATCATCTTGTTGGAGTTGATTAATACGATCCTGTAATGATGCATGTAAAGGATCTATTTCTTTATTTACTTTCTCGAAATTAACAACCATTAATTCTTCACCATCAGGAACATCTGCCATCTCTGGATGGACAGGAAGGCCTTCTGGTTGTTTTTTATAGGGTTCTGTCGTCATTAGATTCCATCCATTTGCCATAAGTCTAATAGCACCTACTAGAAGCACTACCCAGGTTATAGAAAATAATATATCAAAGATTGGATTCATTTTACACCTACTATCTAGGCTTTTTAATGACCTTGATATCTATGAGTATTTTGGATAGAGTCTATACAGAAAAAGTAAATTGGTGCCAACATAAGACTACTACCTAATATTAAGAAGGTTGTATGTCCGGCAATAAAATGTGCAAATTGTAATATCATAATACTTACCTATTAAAATATGTTTCATAGTATTTCACGAGACCAAAAGAGACGTTGAATTTATCAACCCACTCTTCTGCACATGCCTCGGCATTCTTACCAGAATAACCGAAGCGTTTTAATATTATAAGACAATCTTCCTTACTCATTGCATGGCATATGCTTTTGCTGCAAGTGTCATTGATAGGAAAAGTGAAGTTCCCATGATGGTGAGTCGGCTCATCCACCACATAATTTCGTGTTTCATGATCTAAATTACTGTACAAAATTGCGATCCTGCAGATAGAATACAATCTATCGAACTAGGATGCTGCTGAAGATATGGTACGTCGTGTACTGCTTGATTCCTTGCATGAAAAGCATCTTCTGCATATACACCAATACTTTGATGGTGCTTAGTTTGGTCTAAATACTGAACCGTATAATGTGACTGGGGCATGATCTTTCAATCCCAACGCAACACTAATATTTATTTTGATAGTAGGTATTATTAACTAGTATTATGAGTGTTTCATAACAGTGTTAGAGAACCTGAACAACTTCTTTTACTTCAGGTATTTCCATCATCAATTTCCTCTCTATACCCATCTTAAGAGTCTGAGAACTCATAGCACAGGTAGAACATGCACCACCTAGTCTGACCTTTACTACTCCACCTTCTCCGGTGTAGTCTATCTCAACAAACTCTAAGAATCCGCCATCTGCTTCAATATAAGGTAGAAGTTCATTAAGTACTTCTATAACATTCTTAGCATTTAATTCCATTTTTTAGCTTCCTGCACTGCTAGTAATGTATCATAAGGAATCCATGCAGGTTCCTCATTCTTAAACTGTACCTGTACCTCAGTTATATTCTTTTGTAACCAGTGAGAGTAAGTTTCTCTTACCAGCTTCACTGGACTAAGAGGATTTTTATTATTTAATTCCATTCTCTTTTTAATTGTCGTACATCAGATACACCATAAAGTGCCTTACATCTCTGCTCGGCATCTTGTTTTAAATTAGATTCACAAATAAATTCTACTTTAGTTAATCGATTTGATTCTAATAAAATATATGCTGACCATTTAATATTTTTCACGGGTCTAGAAGGGATGTCCTTCACAAAGTATGTAGAACTATATGGTGGCCATTCCATCATATTAAGTTCGTCTGCTACCCCCATTTCCCTTATAGTTAACGGGCCAAGTATAGTGTAATCCACCACACAGGATAATAGTAAAGACCAAAGGAAATGCTATGCTAGTTCCAAAATCCGCCCATACATTTCGTTTCCTTTGGTTCCATGCATCTGCTGGTTGTGGGACCAGTAGTATCATTGCCACCAATACAGGAAGAATAAACTTCATAATAGTAATATGCATAATAACAATAATGTATCTATACTTGGGAATATTTCAGAAAGTCTTATACGCTCGAGCTTTAAGTATGAAGAAGACTATATAAAAAAAATAAAACGAAGTAGTTATGGAAAATATTCATATAGATCTATCAGAGCATGAAATGGATGTGATTTTAAACGCATTAGAGATTGCAGTAGAAAATGCTGATGAATATGACAGTGGTGAGTATGAGGAAGTATTGTTTGGTGTGCAGCGAAAGCTTGACGAGCAATATGAACTTGATGTAGAATAGTAGTTCACCCTAAGTAAAAAATGTCATATACAATTTATAGTAAGAAAAATTGTCCTTATTGTGCTAATATCAAGAAAGTTTTAACAACAATAGGAGAGAATTATATTGAATTAATGTTAGATCGTAATTTCACGAAGGAAGATTTCATTAAGAAGTTTGGGTATGGTGCATCATTTCCAAGAGTAATGAATGATGATCAAGTACTTGGTGGAGCAAATGAAACTATTGTCCATCTTCGTAATAGGGGATTAATATGAAAGTAGGAGTACAAATTGAAGACTTCGCGAAGTTGGCAGATGAGATTAGTTCTGTCGAAGAATCCATTGATACAGGAAGTTGTATCTTTAATGGGTTGTGTTCAGGCAGTATATTTGGGGGCTTCAGTAGTAATAGCATTAATGCCATTGCTGGAGAAAGTGGCACTGGAAAGATATACTTCAGTCTCGCTGTTGTCAGAAATTTTCTTGATAATAACCCGTTCGCTAGTGTGCTCTACTTTGATACTGAGTCTAGCATTAATAGGAGATTAGTATGAAAGTAGGAGTACAGGTTAAAGATAATAAGGAAATGATCTTTGAAAATTATGAGGATGCAATGGATTACATTGAAACTATTATACCGGAAGTAGAATCGTTAAATATAACTACAGATGAAATAAAGGTAAAGTACTATGGCTAAAAAATGGTATGTAAGAGAAAAGAATTCTTCACGTTATATTAACAGTGAATGGATGTATTATCATAATGATAGGGTTTGGGGGGAATTAGATAAAGCAAAACAATGGAAAACAAAGAAAGAAGCAACGTACTGGTGCAATGATATTATAAAGCGAGGAGAAGTTTATGGCAAATGAAGAATGGTTTGACTTTGAGGACGTGCTTGAGCGCATAAATAATCTTGAAGTAGTTGTATCACAATTGTGCAACCCAGAGTTGCGTTATAAACGCCCTGAAAGTGAAGATTATGAAACATTAACTGATACATTAGATTATCTTCATAATAAGGTAGCAGAACTTGAAACCAAATGTCATACACCATAGTTTATAGTAAATATAATGGTCTTCCTGGATCTACAGATAATTACGATTATCTAAGTGGTGCAGAATCACCGATATTACCTGATGTAGATTTATATAATAGTTTTAATTTTGAAGTTAAGTCAACATCTGCAGAAGTTGCAGCACCCCCAACACAAACGACTGGAGCAGGAAGAAATGGTATCAAGTATAATAACCGTTCAAACTATAATACTAGAGGTTATAGGTATGGTTCTAGCAGTTCTAGACCTTCCGGCGCATATGTGGGTATCCATGTTGCTCGTATTCCTACCGAGATGAGGTGGGTGGATACTGGTGGTCCTAATGGTGATGGTATTGCACAGAATGAGAGAGGTGATTGGTTTAATCGTGACGTGCTTTCTAAAGCAGATGGAAGAGGTAGTGGGGTTGCTTTTGTGCAAAATCCAACACCTGCAGGTAATATTGCTTTTTCGTTTATTACTAGTGTAGATGCAGATGGAGTAACAGATGCAGCTACATTTACTGTACCTGATTGGAACACATTAAGTATTCAAGGTTCTTATAATGGTGGTGTGTTTTGCTATAATGAATTCGGATATCTTGATGAAGATCCCAATACTTATGGAAATAAAGATTACACATCTCAAACGTTTGAAGTAAACAGTCTTTACGAATTACCAGATAAGTTCGATAATTTATATAAATTTATTCCTGATCAGCGAGAAGATACCACACTTACATTTCAGATTGAAGTAGATTGGCAACTTCATATAAGTTTTGGAATATGGGCAGGATTTATTAATTCAGATAATCAGGACAAGATTTTAGAAAGAATGGGATATAGTAGTGCTACTCAGACTGGAACTGATGTTCATACAATTACTCAGGTAATTAATAATAATACTGGTGATTGGCCTAAGATCTTAGAAGAAATTCTAAATGAAAGACAAAGATCACAGGATGAACAAAATGAACGTCTTGGTCAAACATTCCCCACAACTGATATTGAAGTCACATCACCTACTGTAGTGAAAGTAGAAGATAAAGAATTAACACCAGAACAAAACCTATATAATCAACAAATTGAAACAAGTAATTTTACGCAATATAAGATTAAAGTAGATACATTACCATAGGAATATAATGGCATTAAGATCTGCAGGTACGATAGGAAAAGTATATATTAATCGTTGCAACACACCAATACAGGGTGAAGGAGCTCCTACGGTCTTTTCAATGCAGATGGCAAATGCTACTATAGGTGATAAGACTATACCTTATCAAGAAATAGTTCCATGTCCCAAATGCTGTAAAACACATATAGCAAGGGTTATTGTAGGATCACCTAAAGTATTCGTTCAAGGTAAGGCAGCATTAAGAATTGGTGATCTAGCATTAGGTATTACTGGATCGTTTCCTTTACTCCATGGAGCAAAAACGGTTTACTTGGCATGAGAATACAACCATTTAGCAATCATGTTCAATATATCCCGAAAGACGGCAAAGAACGTCAGGTATCTCCTGCTGATTGGTATGTAGTAACTGAAACTGATATCGCATTGATGCAATCAGGTAGTGGACCATCAACTGTTAATATTTCTGATCCTGAAAATCCTCCTAGTGGAGGTGATGGAGGTGGATCCACTAGTCTTGAAGATTTAGTACCAGTCATTAATAATGTTACTCCAACTGAAAATACTATCATTCAATTAGAGGAACCAACAATACTTGACTATGTTCTAACAATAACTGCTGGCACTAATATAGCAGATCCTTTATTATTGCAATATCAATGGCAGCTCAAAGATTCAGGAACTAATAGTTGGGTTGATATTGCTGGTGCAAACTCTACAACATATTCAATTCCAGCAGGGATGAGTGTTGCGAATGATGATGGTGATTCATATCGTTGTGAAATTACTCATGGTGCAACTGTAGTAAACGCTCCTCAATATACTGGTGAATTTTTAATTGAGGTTCGTAGAGCAATTGCTATTACAACACAACCTGCATTAACATCTCCTGCTGTTGCTGGTAATACAATTACTTTAGATCTTGTTGCAGCAATTAGTAGTGATGTAATTAATTATCAGTGGCAAATAAAAGAAAATAATACTAATAGTTGGGAGGATATTGTTGATGCAAATGGTGTCATGGTATATGTTTCGGGAACCGGTGTAGATGCTAGATATACTGCAACTTTTACTACGTCAGTATTGGATACATATGAGGATAATGGTGATCAGTATAGATGTGTCTTAACTAATCCTCTTGCAAACACTATAACCTCATCTATTGTTACATTGATTGTTGATGGTGCTGATTTTAGAGTAGTTCCCCCCATTTATCAAGTTACTATTGATGGTATTGCTAAGACTACAGAATTTTGGAGTCTTGAGCGAGATGGAGCATTAATTCTAGATCCGGCATCCAGTAATTCATACACAGTTACTTCATTAGACAGCAGAAGAACTAGATTTCTTTCTGACCTATGGGGGCAAGGAGCATGTGCTAGTAAGGGTGGTTACACAAAAGCAGGTGTTCCTATTTTACCAACTGAAAGTGTTTTTGTGGTATTGAATGGTGGTAAAGGTTTTACCACATCTTCCACTAGTGGAAGTTCTGCTGAAGCAGGCGGTGGATATGCTGGTATATTTGAAGGTAATATCTTATCTCAATCAAAGGCTCTTGCTATTGCAGGTGGTGCTGGTGGTGGTACTGGTGGAGCTTTTGGTAGTTCAGAAGGACAAGAGTTATATGATACTCCTGGATATCATAGTTGGACAGTACCTGCTGGTGTAATTTCATGTTGTGTTGTTTGTGTTGGTGCTGGTGGTCGTGGCGGCGGTGCCGGAGGTGGCGGCGGCGGTCTTGGTTGGAAAAATAATATTTCAGTAATACCAGGACAAACATATTTGGTTGTCGTAGGTTCTCCAGGACAAGCAGGTGGTGCGAATGGAGGAGACTCTTATTTCATCAATACCAGCACTGTAAAAGGTGGTGGTGGTGTAAATGGTTGGAATGGAGCGACTGGTGGAAGTTATGTTGGCAACGGCGGCGGTAGTGGTGGTACTGGAAGCAGTGCGACGAATTGGGGCGGCGGAGGCGGCGGTGCTGGTGGATATAGCGGCAATGGTGGCAATGCTTCCACACTTTTTGGATCTGCTGGATCTGGAGGTGGAGGTGGCGGCGGTGCAGGGCACTCAAACACAGGTACAAATGCCGGTAAACGTAAAGGTGGCGGTGGAGGCGGCGTAGGCGTTTATGGCCAGGGTAATAATGGTTCTGGTGCTCCATCTACTGGTTCAGGTGGAGATGGTGGATATGGTGGATCTGGTGGTGAAGATGGAGATCAATCAGGATGGCATGAGGGTGGTGATGGTGGTGCTTATGGTGGCGGATCTGGTGGAACTAATGAAGGTGGAGGATGGGCGGCAGGTGGATATGGAGGAGTTCCTGGAAAGGGTGCCGTAAGAATTATTTGGGGCCCTGGGAGATCTTTCCCGTCAACACTTACTGTGGATCAAGCTCCATCTGCTGGTTATGGATGCAATATTGCTGGTGGTGCTGGTGGAGGATTAATAGCCGGTGATGGAAATGATCTTGATGCGTCTATCACTGGTGGTGATGGTGGTACTCAAAGTGCGGGTGGCGCTGGTGGTGTTGCTTCAGGAGCTGCTGCAGCGACAACATTTAATCAAACATATAACAGTACAAATACGGTAGAAATCCCAGCTGGAATTTCTACGGTTAAATATACTATTCATGGTGCTAAGGGTGGTAATGGTGGTAATTCTTCAGTAATGCAGGGAGGCTCTGGTTTCTCCAGTCAGAATGGTGGAACGGGTGGTCAAGGTCAGAAAATATCTGGTGTGCTTACTAACGTTAGTGGCCAAACTTTAACACTTGAAGTTGGTGGTAATGGTGGTAATGGTACTGGAAGCCAGGGAAACGATACTGGTGGTTATGGAGGATATGGATATTACAGTGGTGGTCCTGGTGGATCTACTTCTGGTGGCCAAGAAACTTGGGGAACTGATGCATCAGCAGGCGGTGGTGGATCTGCTACAGTTATTCGTATGGGGTCTACAGTTTTAGCAGTCGCTGGTGGAGGCGGTGGAGGCGGCGGTGCTGCTGCAAACACATTTTATACTGCAACACCCGGCACTACTTCAAATATAATTGTAACTTCCATCTCTGTAGGTTCCACGCAGGGATGGAGTGGTGGTAATGGTACATCTGCTAATGGTGGTACAGGTGGTGGCGGTGGCGGAGCTTTTGGTGGATATGGTGGAGGATGGAATCAATCTGGTAATCACCAATCTGGTGCTGGCGGTGGCGGCGGTGGCGGATATTATAATCAGGAATATCATGCTACTTCTGATTTAGAAACATCAACTTCCAACACTCCTTATATTACAATTGAGTATGAAATAATGGGTGAACATGGTCAAGATGGTACTGCACTAATTGGTGGTGATGGTGGTGGATTTGTTAATGCAGTAGGTCAGTCTAATTTCCTTTCACCAGGAACACATTATTGGACGTGTCCCAACAGTGTTTATAGAGTTTCTGCTGTTTGTATTGGTGGCGGTGGCCATGGTTGGGGAAATACTACTAACAGCATAACTCCAGGTGGTGGTGGAGGACTTGGATGGAAGAATGATATTATGGTAGTTCCTGGACAAACTTATACTATAGTAGTTGGTGCTGCAGGCTATGGAGGAGGAGACTCTTATTTCATCGATACCAGCACTGTAAAAGGTGGTGGTGGTTATGGTCTTGGTGGTGCTGGTGGGTTTGTTGGTGATGGTGGTGGAAACGGTGGTCAAGGAATAGGTGTCTGGGGAGGCGGTGGAGCTGGTGGATATACTGGTGATGGTGGTCAAGGTGGATATTCAACCTTCAGCAATTACCCAACTGCTGGATCTGGAGGTGGCGGCAGCGGTGGCGGCGGCATATCTTTTCCCGCTGCTGGAGGAGGTGGAGTTGGTATCTATGGAAAAGGTGCTGATGGAGCTGCTGGTGGACTGAACCTCAACGGTGGTTCTGGTGGATCTGGTGGATCTGGTGGTGGTTCTGGTGGAAGTGATGGTGGTGGAAATGGAGGTATCTATGGCGGTGGTGCTGGAGTTGGTTCTACTGATAAACCTGGTGGATATGGTGGTAATGGTGCTGTAAGACTTATTTGGGGTAAGGGAAGATCATATCCATCTACACTAACTACAGATCAAACTACCGTCACTGTAACTACTTCTGGTGGTACTTCTGGTGCTGGAGGTGGTGGTGGATACTGGGGTGGTGGTGGTGCTGCATCAGGAAGTAGTGGATCTTCAGCAGGCGGTGGTGGTTCTGGGTATGTTGCTAGCACTGTAAATGGAACTACAGGATCATTTGCTAATGAAACTCATTTGAATAGAGGAACTGCAGGAGAAGAAAGTCAAAATTCAAGAGTTGTTATTAATCCAACATATATTGAAATAACATCAAATCCAGAATCTTCTTTAGTTAATGATGGTGATACAATTACATTTAGTGTATCAGCATTAGTAGTGAATGGTGATGGTGATCCAGTAACTTTTCAGTGGCAGAAAAAGATATCTGGTATTTGGACTGATATTGCTGGCGCTATTTCTGCCACTTACACCACACCCACATTGACTATTGCAAATACTAATGAATTTTATCGTTGTGTTCTTAGTAACCAATACTGTGCAGACAAAAATAGCGAAGAAGTTATTACTCTTGTAGCAGCACCGTTAGAAACTGATTTTGTAATTACTAATCCCGGTTCGACAAATATACCTATACCATCTTCTGCTTCTGAGTTTACATTTAAAATATGGGGTGCTGGTGGTTCTGGTGTTGGAGAAGGTTTCCCTGTTAGAGGTGGATCTGGTGGATTCGCAATGGGAACTATAAGTATTCCTGATTCAAATACGAATGCTATTACTGTATTTGTTGGTGCTACTGGTTTGGGTTCTCCTTCAGGTATGTCTGGATATGGTGCTGGTCGTGGTGGTCAAAGATCGGAAATGATATTTGGTAACAACGTTGTTTACGTTGGTGGAGGCGGCGGAACAGGTCAAGCAGGTAATGGTGGATTTGGTGGTGGTGCTAGTAGAGTTGGTGGTGCTGGTGATGGTACATTTTCTCCTGGCGGTGGTGGAACACTTGGAGGGCCTGGACAAGGTAATGGTGTTCCAACCTCTGGTCGTAATGGTGGTGGAGCAGGGGGCGGTTTCCCCTACAACACTGGTAACCGTGGAGGCGGCGGTGGATCAGGATACTGGGGCGGCGGCGGTGGCGGCGGCGGTAATGGCACCACAGGACAGTCTGGAGGAGGTGGTGGTGGATCAGGATATATTGTGGCAAATGTTACTAATTACAATACTAGTGATGGTTCTAAGGGATCTCACCCCTATACACCTGCTCCATATTCAACTGATCCAGATTATGTTACGGGTCATGGTGGTTCAGGTGAAAATGGTCTTGCTGTAATCAAGTTCCTCTTAGAAGATCAATTAGTCATGACCGGTCTTACTAGTTCTACTACAAGTGATATCAGTACTTTATCTTCTACTCTAACTCTTACTGAAAATGTTCTTTTATCACCATTAGATGGTGACTACGATGTAGTTGTAAAATGTCGTGGTGGAAGTCCATCTGGAACAGGTGCATATGTTCAGGGAACAATTCGCATGACGAGTGGAAATATTTACAGACTTTATTACGATTCGGATTATGCTGCAGTTTTCTTTGGAACTAATAATATTGGAAATAAGTGTATAATGCTTGGTGCTCAGGGTGGTGCCCAGGGAAATGGTGTATATGGTGGGGTTGGTGCTGGTGGTAATGCTGGATATCCATCTGGAAATGCTGGAAGTAATCTCAATGCTTCTGGTGGCGGTGGCGGTGGAACCACTAGTGGATATAGATCTGGATCTGGAGGTGGTGGCGGATATCCTGGTGCTAGTGATGGATATACTGGATCTTGGGGAGGCAACGGTGGTTTCTTAAGTAGAGGTCATGGCGGCAACGGCGTTGATGGTAGTGGCGGCAAAGGCGGTATGGGTTACTACGGTGGCGGCGGTGGCGGTGGCGGTTGGGACTTAGAATATAATGCTGGAGGTGAATTTGGTGGTGGCGGTGGAGGTGGATCTTCCTATTATGGAGGTCTTCCAAAACCTTCTATTAATTCTTATAGTCCAGCAGAAGTTATTGTTAGTAATCCTTCTGCTGGTAATGAAAGTGGTGGAGTTCAAATTCAAATTATCAGTGTGACTGCTGTATAACTTGACAGGTCTCATTTATTTTGGTATACTATTTGAGTAGTTAATAATTCAGTAATGGCAATAAGCCTAAAGTGGGGTTCAAACGAAAATATTGAAACCAAACCAAAAAAAACTCGCCAGGGAAATGGTAAACATACTAAATATAGTGCAAGCTCCTCTAACGGAGCCAGAAAACGTTATCGAGGACAAGGAAAATGAGTGAGGAAACACCTACACCAAAGTCTTATGGTTATGTTGTAGGCAAAAGAGCCTCTGAGCAAGATCATCCAGACAAAAAAAAGTCTGGTGAATGATTTCAACACTAACTTATAAGATTATATAAGCACCTAATGATGATATTATGCTTTTGGGCGTAATTTCATCATTTTTTATTGCCAAAAATTTTAATATGACAAACCACTATAAATAATTGAAAAAAACCATATCAAATGGCATTAAAAGCATCAAGATCTTACAAAGACTTGAGTTTCACATTTAAAACCAATCCTTTACGGAAGGATTTAAACCTTCTGAAGGATGAAAATGCGATTAAGAGGTCACTACTTAATCTTTTTTCTTATAAGAAAGGTGAAAAGTTTTTTAATGCTAATTTTGGTAGTGGAATTCCTGACTTATTATTTGAACCTTTTGATTATGCTACTGCTGGATCTATTAAAACTGAGGTAGAAACCTTAATTACTTTATATGAACCAAGAATTAACTTGATTGAGGTAGTTTTGGATTTGAATGAAGATCAATTTGAGTATGACATTCAAGTAATTTATAGTATTCCTGATACAGGTGCTCAAATTTTCACCACTTCGTTAACATTAACGTCATCATCAAAGATATAAATGACATTCGCACAAGTTAGTTCTCTAGATTACGCTGATATCAAATCTACCTTAGTTGATTATCTAAGGAGAAATACTGATTTCACAGATTATGACTTTGAAGGGTCAACACTATCTTCTATTGTTGACCTCTTAGCATATAACACTTATTATACTGCCTTCAACACTACGATGGCAGTTAATGAGAGTTTTTTGGCGTCTGCTTCTTTGAGAGATAATATCGTAAAAGTTGCTAAACAACTTGGATATAATCCAAAGTCAACAACTTCAGCAAAGGCATTCCTTAAGTTAAAGGTTGATTTTAGTAGTGTTGCTGCTATCGATCAAAGATTAGTGCCATCATTTCTTACCCTCAAGAAAGGAAATTGCTTTGTTTCATCAAATCCAGAAAATAGAAACGAAACCTATCAATTTTCTATTTTAGAAGATGTTGTATCTCCAGTAACAAATAATATTGGATATATTTCAAATGTTTCATCAGATCAGTTGCAGGTAATTGAAGGAATTTATTTAAATTCTACTTATACTGTAGATAATACAATTGCTAATCAAAAATTTATCATTCCTACTGAAAATATAGATATTGAAACTATTAAAGTAGTAGTAAGAGAAAATGCTGCAGCATCTAAAACTGAAATTTTTACAAAAGTTGAGAATATTCTTGATGTAACTGCAGTTGATAAAGTATTTTTTGTTCAAGAGACTGATGATTCCAGATATGAATTAATTTTTGGTGATGGTGTATTGGGTAAAAAAGTTACTGATGGACAAGTTATTGAAGTTTCATATATTGCATCTTCAGGTAAATCAGCAAACAAATTGAAGAATTTTGTTTTCTCTGGTCAAATTTATGATGAAGAATTAAACCGAATTTTAACTGGGATCACTACAACAGTTGTAGTTGGTTCTGAAGGTGGTGATGATATTGAAGATGCTGAAGTAATCAGAAAAAATGCCCCCGCATTCTATTCTTCACAAAATAGAGCAGTAACATTAGAAGATTATAAGGTAATTACTCAAAGACTTTACTCATCAATTGCTGATATTATTGTATATGGTGGTGAAACTGAAGAACCACCTGAGTATGGACGTGTGAAAATTGCTATTAAACCAAAATATAGTGATATTTTAAGTAATTCCACTAAAAGAGATATTATCAGTAAACTTAAGAAGTATACAGTTGCTTCTGTTACTCCAATTATTGTCGATCCATCACTTGTTGACGTAATTTTAAATTCTAAAATTTATTATAGGCAAACTGATACTAATTTAACATCCGAGCAAATAAGAAATGTTGTAATTGAAAATTTAACTCAATATAGAGATACTAATAGTATCAGTAAGTTTGGTGGGGTGATTAGAAAAAGTAAAATAACTACAGTTGTTGATGCCTCGGAAAGTTCAATTACAGGTAATGTTAGCGACTTCGTATTACGCAAAAAATTAACACCAGCACTTAATACTACAGCTCAATATTTACTATGCTATGTAAATCCGTTCCAAACATCATGTGATGGAAAAACTACTATAACAAGTTCTAAATTTAGGACGGTAAATTATCCTAACGATGATGCGTATATGGAAAATACTGATGATGGTGCAATTAGAATATATACTATTGATTCTGCTACTGCATCTAAAAAAATTCTAATTGAAAATGTAGGATCCGTTGATTTTACTAATGGTAAGGTGAATTTAAATCCAATTCAATTCATTAGCGGCAGTAATGAAGACAGTGAAATTTTTATCAGTGCCATCCCCCTTAATGATGATGTGAGTGCAGTGAGAGAAGTATATTTAAATCTCTCAATAGAAGATAGCATTCTCCAGGTATTCCAAGAAGCAGCATAAAATGAATTTTAACAAGTTAACTATCTCAGACCTAGTAGATCAGCAACTACCAGAGTTTGTTGTCAATGAATTCCCTATATTTGTAAAATTCTTTGAGGAATACTATAAATCATTAGAATTATCCGGTGGTCTTCTTGATATCACCAATAATTTCCTTGATTATAAGAATATTGATAATTTAAGAAAATATAATCTTGTTACAACTTATAAATTGCAGCAAGCAATTTCTACTACTGATCAAACCATTGTTTTAGATAGTCTTGATGGACTTCCTTCGGAAAATGGTTTAATCAGTATAGGTGATGAGATTATTCTCTATGAGACAGTTAATTTATCGTCTAAAACGCTTTTAAATTGTAAGAGAGGATATACAGCAACAACTAACTTTAACGGTGCTGCAACGACTGTAGAGAGCACTGTAGCAGCATCTCACCAAGTTGATGACATTGCTACAAATTTATCAAGTCTTGTCTTATTTCTTATCTTAAGAAATTATGAGCATCAATATCTTGCTGGTTTTCCATTCGAGAATATTTCTTCTAGTATCGATAAAGATACTTTAATTAGAAATATTAAAGATTTCTATAATTATAAGGGAACTGATATTTCCATTGAATTTTTATTCAGAGCTCTATTTGATGAAGAAATCACAGTAAAATATCCAAAAGATTATGTAATCAAGTCTTCATATTCAGATTTTACTGTAGATGACATTATTAAAGTAGAGGCAATTCAAGGAAATCCATATGATCTTGTTGGAAATGAATTATTTCAAACTAATGCTACTGGATCTGTAACAGTTAGTGCTATTATTGATCAAATTTTAATCAATAATATTTCAAATTATGCTTCTGCTAATAAGAATGTTTATGAGTGTAGATTAAATGTTCTTAGTCAACAATTTTTTGAAATTCCTAAAGAAACAATTCTCAGAGGAGTTTTAGCATCTACAGATTCTGTAATTACAGTTGATAGTACAATTGGATTTCCTCCGTTAAATGGAATTATCCAAATTGATGATGAAGTTATTACCTACCGATATAAAACGTTCAATCAATTTATTGATTGTGGTAGAGGAACTTATAATACTGTTGCTGTTAATCATGCAGATTTAAGTGATGTTAAAACTACTGAATTTCTTTATGGATATAGTGGTGGTATAGAACTTGAATCAAATAAAGTATCTATGAGGTTACTTGGTGTTTCTTCTAGTGTTACTATAGATGATGGTGGTGCTTACTTTGAGGAATTTGAAAAAGTAGAGTTATCACCTGATGGAGATATTGATTTTAGACCACAATTTACAACATGGATCAAAAATGAAACGGGAACTCTTTCAAGTAGTTCTGATATTCAGATAGATGCTAATGTTAACAGTATCACCACTGAGGTATCGAATATTTACAAAGATGATAATTATGCTTATATTATTTCTTCAGGACTTCCTGGTCATCCGATTGGATCATTTATCGGAACTGGATTTAATGTTAACAATCAAAATCTTTTAAAGTTAATTCCACTTTCAACTGAAAAAAATACTCAAATTCAATATACTGGTAATAAAGCAGTTGGTTTGTTTAATAATGGTGTAGAAGCATTTAGTTCTCAAGATTATGAAGATGTTCCATATGGAAATATTGAAAAGGTAGAAATTATTCAAAAAGGATTTGGTTTTGAGACCAACATTCAACCAATATTCAGAATACCAAATGCTACTGGGGCAGGTGCCACATTTAATGCAAATATTACAGACGGAAAGGTATTTTCCATATCAGTTGATGATGGTGGTAATGGATATACTCAAGATCAATCATTAGAAGTTACATATGGTTTTGATGCCACTGCAACAATTGTTAATGATCTAGATATCGTTAATGGTTCTATTAAGTCAATTGCAGTAACTAATCCTGGTCAGGATTATGTTGCTATACCTAATGTAGAAATTATTGACACTACTGGTAAAGGCACAGGTGCTTTTGCTATTGCTGAAATAACTAATAATCAATTGACTGGTGTCGTTATACTTAATGGTGGTGTTGATTATAGCGATAAAGATACTATTGTTGTAAATATTATTTCCAAAGGTAGTGGTGTTGTTGCTAATGCTATTGTTAAGAAATGGTCTTTTGATAGAGTATTCAAGACAAGAAATTCTATTGACGGAAATGGCAACTGGGCACCTGCTCAGACAATTAAATCTGATACTGGTAATGGTTATCTGTATCCAAGTAGAAATGTTGCATATAATCTTCAGTATGCATATCCATCAAATCCAAGAATTCTTAGACATTCATTATCTGATAACGTTCAGGGTGTAAATGCTAATTATAATGAAAAAATATCTGGATTTGTTCATTCTCCTATTTTAGGATGGGCATATGATGGTAATCCCATTTATGGTCCTTATGGATATCTTACTGCAACAGTTCCTGCCAATGGTATTTCTAGGCAAACTAGTTCTTATTTATTAAAAACCACGGTAGCTGCTACTAGACCTAGCGTAGTAACATATCCATTAGGTTCTTTTATTGATGACTATGAGTTTATTCAGGGAACAGGAAGTCTTGATATTAATAATGGTCGTTTTTGCATTACTCCAGAATATCCTGAGGGAAGATATTGTTACTTTCTTACAGTAGATAGTTTTGGTGGTGGTATTTATCCATATATTGTAGGACAAACATATTATTCTGTGCCTGCAGAAAATAATTTTAATATTGAATTTAATCAACAGAATGAAGATAATTTAAATAAAGCAGCAAGAAGAATTAGAAGTTCTTCCACACCAAGTAAAGGTTTTGATGCTATTTTATCAGTATCTAATGTGGAAAGGGGAGTTGTTGATTCTTTTATTGTAAAAGAAAGTCAAGCAATATTTAAAACCTCAGATTACTTGTATCTTGATAATGATGATACCGAAGGTTCTAGAGCATTTGGTAGAGTTGACTCAATTAAAGGTCAGGATGTAACTACAGTATCATATCAAGTTTCTCCTGAATTTAGTCACCCACAATTAACGACAACTAACGGAATTCCTGATAGTCCTTGGCCAGTTGAGTTTAGTGCTCCATATTTACATAAGGCGGGTATTACATATGATGTAACTGTAGAAACTTCAACACCACATTTATTATCAGATAATGATATTGTTACATTAACATTAGATAAGCAAGCAATATCATTATCAAAAACTTTTAATGTAAGAGTATCTAATTATCAGACAGTAAAATACATCGCTCCTGTTATTGAATCTACTTTAGTTGTTGATGTTGCTTTCAACCAAACAACCATTAACGTAGATAACTCTAATGGTTATAGAGAAAATGATTATTTAAAAATTAATGATGAAATTTTAAAAATTGTTTCGATTGATTATGGTTCAGATCAAATTACTGTCGAACGAACTCAATTTAATAGTCCATTAAGATTACATGCATCTACTAATAAAGTAGAACTTTATATACCAGATGATCAACCAGATTACAGATTAACTGTAGGGTCATCAATTACAAGTACTGGTGTGTCTGGGACAATTTATAGTATTGATAAAGAAAATTCTACTATTGAAATACGAGTTG